ATATATCAATTCACAATTAAACAAGATATTACAAAATGCAAAACGAGGTAATAGTAGTAAGACCCAACGAATTAGCGACAATTTCAAACGAGAAGTTCTTAGAGGCCTATTCGCTGAATAACTGTCTTATGCGCAGTGTAACGATCAAGGGAGTGAGTGACGCACTGAGTCGTAATACTGTAAGTTTGGTAGATATTAAGAAAGGTAAGGGACAAGCGTTTTTAAGAAGTTACATTGCCCTATGGCTCATTGAGCTTAACGAGCTGCTAAACTTAAAAAATCCCCTTTCCGAAGCACAAATAACCCTATGTACAGAGCAAATCATCACAGATTATTCTTTTTTGAAGCTCTCAGAACTCTCACTTATCTTCAAGAGGATTGTTTCGGGTGAGTTTGGCGAGCTATACGAGCGTATCAGTATGCCTAAGATAATGAATATATTCCGACAGTATGACCAAGAGCGCACCGAGGTAGTTGTCACCCAAAACCAACAAGCCCACGAACAATTCCGCTACCAAGAGAATCGCACGGAGAGTTATGGCGATGATCTGGAGAGGCTTTGTAAAAAGATGAGGAAGTTTTGATGTGTCATTTTTATATTTTAATTAGAGAACACCCGCTAAAATCCAATTTGGAAATAAGCGGGTGTTTTTTTAATTTTGCAGGCGAAAACCTAATATCATGCAAACCTATACTATACAGCGAAAAGAACGTCTAAAGCGTCGTAATGAGGGTGTTCGCAAGCTCTTTGAGACTCTTAGTCAGCGTTATCCTCAATGGCGGGCGGAAGCTATTATTGCAGAAGTAGCCACACAGATGTATCTTTCTCCAAGGACTATAGAGGCTATTGTCTTCTATGAGGGAATCTATGCAGAAAAATAATTGAAAAAAGTTTTGGTAGTTAAAAAAATAGTTGTACTTTTGCAGTGCAATTCTGCGGATTTGCGATACCTTTGGGGCAATCATTTCTCATAATGATTGCCCCTTAGTGTTTTTAAAAGATACGCTCTAAAGTACCATTCCTCAATACCCACACTTCACTAATTATTTGCCCTGATTTTATACGCTCTTCGATTGTTCGTATAACAGAATCATAATCACAAGGGGTATAATCTATAACTACCTTATCAGACTGTTTTATACCTTTACCTAACATATGGGTAGCCTTTTTAAAGGCTTCTTTAAAGGAAAGCGTATTTGCATCGCCTAAAAATCCTTCGTGCTCATAGAACTTATTTCCTACTTTAAAGTCGGGACATTTACCCCAATAAGGGGTTCCTTGCAAATCGGCATAAAGTTGCTGATAGAGCTCATTTCGTAGAGGTGAATTAAATCTTGGTAGTATGATTGTTTCTTTTCCCTGCTTAGCGAAAAAGTCGCAACAGTTATATACACGTTCATAGTCTGACCCCTCCGTATTTACAAGGTTAGAAATAGTAATCTTTCCTCCATTAGGATATTCTTTTACCACCTTCTCAATATAGTGTTCTCCGAGCTTTTCCAATCCTTTTTCCACTTGCTTTTCTACCTCTTTAATGGCTTTTTCACTCATTCCTTTGGCATAAGGTATTACCGGAAATATCTCACCAGAAAGAGCAGGATTATTGGCAAAGGCTTCTTTTATGGGTACCTCTTCTGTACGAACGCCCTCGGTTATAGGATTGGCAGTAGGCTCTACATAACAACGACAGCCCCAATCATTAGGGGGTAGGTGTGTTTTCCAAAAGGAATGTTCTACGGGTAGCGTAAGTCCGTCCCAGGCACGGTGTGTTTCACGGGTACGCTCATCGTGTACAGCGTGATAAGTAAGATTAGGATATATGCGTTTGTTGGCAATATATTCCTCGTACTTTTGTGCTGAAAGTGCATTGGCCACTGTTTGGTTGTATTCGGTTTGTAGCCAACGCTTGTTGTAGAGCGTGTCGAGCTTTTCAGCTTCCTTTTTAAATTCATTCCAAGGGAGTACACGCCCGTCTTTGGTAAGGGCCTGCTCTATCTGTTGCTTGAAGCTCGTTTCTTTGAAAGCTGAGAAGGTAGCTATATTGCGCTTGAGGCTACTAACCAAATCGGGGTTTGCTTGTTCTATGTTGGAGCTATAGCCTATTTCTACTGCTTTAGAGAGGTGCCTATAATAATACCTCCATAGCTTTTCCGATAGGGGTTCGCTAACACTCCTTTCTTGGAAAACCATACGAATATACTCCTCAATAAGCCTACTCAAGTCGTTGTCTTCCTTGCTGAGCTTTATAGGCTCATGATCGGGGCAACAATGGGTGTGATAGTGTAACTTGAGTAGGCTTAGGCTTTTTTTGACTCACCCTCACTACTTCCTCCAAAGGTAGAGGTAGGCATACTTTCTATTTCTACCCCATAAGTACGCTCTATATAGTCTTGGGTAAGGATATAGCCACGCCCTAAGAGTACCCCGTCTATAGTGATTTGCTTGTTAGGGTCTGTGATTTTTTCTACGGCTATTTTGGCATTTTCGGGTATAGAGTAGCCAATGACACGCATAGCGGGCAAAAGTTGGTTATTGAGGAATGCCAACATCTTCTTTTCGTCGGCATAGACAACCTCCTCCAAAGTGTTCTCGTGTACTGTGCCTTGTGCCTTGCTACTGCCGTTTTCGGTAGTCATTGTTTGGTGAAGTACAAGTTTGGAGAGCTCTTTGTCTAAGGCTTCAATTTTGCGGTAGAACACTTGGAAAGCATCAGCTTTGCTGTTCTCCTTAATATCTACTTCTGTACCAATAGGAAAAACACCATACGAAGCCGAACCCATTTCCTCTAACCACTGGGCAACTTCCTCTTTCACACTATCACTTTGTGAGGCTATTTTGGCAATACGGATAGGTATACCGAATAGCTCCTCGAACTCGTCCCACGAACCCCACGAATGGCGCTTGAGGATTGCATAAGGGGTAGCCTTTTCGAGTAACCCCGAATGCTTGTAGAATTGAGCTACCAACACTACCTCTTGTACATCGCGTAGGTCTATGCCCGTGGTTGCATCGTAGTCTTTGAGCAGTACGTGCTTTTCGGGGATTACCAAGCCCCTATCAATAAGTTCTACGGCTTTGATTTCGCCCTTGGTTACCTCTTTGAGCCATATAGGCGAATGCCCGTGATAGATGCTTTGGTGAGCGAACTCGATCACGTCCTCAAACCATTGTTTATCTTTGATATACTCGGTTAGGGTGTCGTCTTTAATCTCATCGATGGCGATAATATAGTCCTTATTCGTAGTTCTTAAAGTACGGTTTTCGGTGATACCAGTAAGGTGTCCGTCGAGGAGTACATCCTGGTATACCTCCTCCAGAGGGTAAGTACGAGGGTATTCCACACTATAGCGGGCATAACGTGCCGAGTGCCAATGGTTGAGTTCGGTACGCCATAGCCTACGTTGTCGCTTGATGATGTCCACCATTAGATTGGTTACTTGCTGAATGTTTTGAGCCGTATTTTTGCCCAAATGTACCTTTTTATTAAGTGCATTACCACTAAGGGTGACACTCTTTTCTATACGTTGTTTATGAGGTTGCTTTGCCATTATTGTAGTTGATTGAATAAACGGTCTATTTCCTTTTTGATATTGTTGAATAAGGTTTTGGAGTCGCCTATGAATTGGCGCTTAGGCATACCTTTGAGTCCCTCGTTGTGTCTTAGAGCATACTCCTTATGGGTGTAGAAGGTAACTTGCATTTTCTCTACGCGCGCCATAAATGAGTGTCGTAACTTGTTGCCTCCTGAATTGTATCCTGTAAGGATAGCACGCCCTTGGTTACGCTTGCCAAAGGGGGTAAGGGTGCCTTTTTTGCCTTTCCTATCAGTGCGGTAGCGTGTAAGGTCTCGCCCTCGTGTATCGGTAGTTTTGCGAGGTTGCCACTTTTGTAGTCCACCATCGTTAAACCCCTCATCTTGGAAGTTCTGTTGAATAAACTTGAGACCCTCTGTTTTAAGTACAATAGGGACATCATTAGCTACCAAGCGAGCGAGGGCTTCGAGCTTTCGGCGGAGTTCTTGTAAGTTGTTGTTAGGCATAATCACCAGTGGTTTTTATAGGTTTTGC